TTTACATTTTTTTCCTAAATACCATTTATATATACCATCTTTTTGTTTACCTACAAATCCTACCTTCTTCATTTTACTTAAAGGAAGTTCTTTTTTACAGCTAACGCACTCTTTTGAATGTTTTATTTTTATCTTATCTTTTTTATATTCATCATCAAATAAAGTAAGCTGTTCTAATGTGTCTGTGCCCATGTCTTTCCAACCTTCCATTCATTATCTAAAGGACATTTCATTTGTAATTGTATCTCAGTATCTTTCATAGCATCCTTTGTTACTCTTCCAAATTTATTAATGTCTTTGTTAGCTACTTCAAATTGGTATTCATCATGTATAGATGCAATAAGTTTAGCATCCACACCTGTCTTATTAATTCTGTTGGTCATATTGATTAACCATAGCTTGCATACTACTGCTCCAGCACCCTGTATAAGGGTGTTTAAAGCACTATGTGGGCTTCTTATACGTAATAGCCTACCATCTATACCCTTAATAATACCTTTCCTTGATGCTTTAGTAACAGAATCACGTACTCTTTTAAGAGAAGGCATATTAGAAAGGAATTTATTAATTAATATCTGTCCTTCCTTTGCACCTGCTCCAACAATCTTACCTATTTTAGATGCACCTGCACCATACATGAACGCATAGATAAATGTCTTTGCCTGATCTCTATTAGATAGACCTGCCATTTTCATATTAGCTGTATGTACATCACCTGTTAATAATATATCTGTAAACTTTTTATCATTCATTAGGTGAGCAAGACATCTTAATTCTAATCCACTTGCATCAGTACCTACAATAGAATGGGTGTAAGGATTGTCAATAGTCCAACAATCCCTACACTCTTTTCCATAGGGAGAACGAACTGCAGGTACTTGAGCCATGTTAGGTGAATGGTGAGCCATACGACCTGTAATAGTTTTAAGTGTCATTACTTTACCATGTACTCTACCATCTATATCACTACATGCTTCTATCCATGACTTGATTTGTGCTATACGTTTCTGTAATAATAAAAATCTTGAAAACTTTTTAGCTTCAGGTATATCTAAACTATCTAAGACTTCTTCACTTACTATTATGTTACCTTTATCTGTATGATGTTTAGGTTTCCAACCTAATTTTAATAATTGTTCTGCAATCTGTTGTCTTGATCCTATATTAAATGGTATATATTTTGTTTTAGTTACTAACTTTACAACTGTAGGATCAAAATGTGTTCTTCCCCATTTTTCTAACTCATATGCTTCATCTTTTAATTGATTAAATAAACACATAGTCTTTTGTAAATCAAGAGCAAATCCATTATTCTCCTGTTGATTAACAATTAATCTTACTCTGTGTTCAAGATCAATAGAAGATTTAGAAAATCCTTTACCTTCCTGTTTTAAAA